GTTGCTACTGATACTTCAGGAGTTGGAACTGTTAGAAGTGATTTAGGAGCCGCAGGATATGGTACTGATAAAGCTATATTTGGTTATGGATATACAGGTGGTGTCTCTTTTATATCAATAACCAATCTAGTATCAAATACGGGTGTGGTTTCCGGTGATACTGCAGGTGTTGGTACTGCTAGAGGTTATCTTGCAGCCGCAGGTTATGGCACTGACAAAGCTATTTTTGGATATGGTAACGGTAGCGGATTGCAATCAATAACCAATCTAGTATCAAACACGGGGGTTGTTGGCAACAATGTTACAGGTGTAGGTACTGCTAGAGATAGTCTTGCAGCCGCTAGTTATGGTACTGATAAAGCTATATTTGGTTATGGATCTGGACCAACTGCAATAACTAACTTAGTATCAAACACAGGTGTAGTTGCTACTGATACAACAGGTGTTGGAACTGCTAGATATTATCTTGCGGCCGCAGGATATGGGGTAGGTACAGCTATATTTGGATACGGTGAGAATGGTAGTATTAATGTATCAATGACCAACTTAGTATCAAACACCGGTGTAGTTGCTACAGATACTACAGGTGTCGGTACTGCTATACAAAGAAAGAATAAAGAATGTCGGTAACATTAAACGGTGGTGTAACATTTGGCGGAGGGTTAACTCTTACTGCCGGACCAGCCGGTAATAAAGCTATATTTGGATACGGGTACATTTCAGCAGTAGGAGAGACTGCAATAACCAATCTAGTAAGTAATACAGGCGTTGTAGCAACTGATACAGCTGGAGTAGGTACTACCAGAACTAACCTAGCGGCGGCTGGGTATGGTACTGATAAAGCCTTATTTGGTTATGGAGAAGGAAATGGTACTTATTTATCAATAACTAACAAAGTAAGTAATACAGGTGTGGTGGCTAATGATACTGCAGGTGTTGGTACTGGTAGAACTGGAATTGCAGCCGCAGGTTACGGGACTGATAAAGCTATATTTGGATATGGCTACGCCTCTGGCGGCAGAACAGCAATAACTAACAAAGTATCAAACACCGGAGTAGTTGCTACTGATACGACAGGTGTAGGTACTATTAGAAATGGACTAGCGGCCGCAGGCTATGGAACCGATAAAGCTATATTTGGATATGGGCAAAATTATCCCACTTATTATTCGTTAACCAATCTAGTAAGTAATACAGGTGTAGTAGCAACTGATACAACTGGTGTTGGAACTATTAGAAGTGAGCTAGCGGCAGCAGGTTATGGTACGGATAAGGCTATATTTGGATATGGATATGCTTCCGACAATTCAAGTGTATCAATGACCAACCTAGTATCAAACACAGGAGTAGTAGCAACAGATACGACTGGTGTTGGTACTGCTAGGTTTTATCTAGCTGCCGCTGTTTACGGCACTGATAAAGCTATATTTGGATATGGAGTAACAACAGCAGTAACTAATTTAGTATCAAATACAGGTGTGGTTGCTACAAATACTACTGGTGTTGGTACAGCAAGATATTCACTTGCGGCGGCCGCCTACGGTTAAACAATAATTAACCATAATCATTGCAATACAAATCATTATATGCTATAATGCATAAATGATTAAGCTAACAGTTCCATTACCCAAAAGTATCATAATCGCATGTAGCGGTGGTGTAGATAGCATGGCAGTAGTTGATTTTCTAAGCCGCAAACATGATATCACTATCGCCCATTTTAATCACAGAACACAAAACGGTGAAAAAGCCTCTAAGTTTGTTTCCAAATATTGTAGTGATAATAATATTCCTATGCTATATGGAACACCACGTAGTCAAAAAAATAGCAAAGAAAGCCAAGAAGAATACTGGCGTAGAGAACGCTATGATTTTTTAAGTGAACTTGGTCCAGTAATCACCTGTCATCATTTAGATGATTGTGTTGAAACATATATCTGGTCAAGCTTACATGGCACACCCAAAGTTATCCCACTAACACGTAACAATGTTATTAGACCATTTCTAACTACTAGAAAACAAGATTTAATATATTGGTGCGAAAGTCATAATGTACCCTGGATTGAAGACGAATCCAATAAGAATTCCAGATATACCCGTAACTACATTCGCAATGAACTAATGCCACATGCATTACATGTAAATCCCGGATTACCTAAATTGGTAAAAAAGATTGTAGAAGGTAAACAAAATACTTGACTTCTCTACACAAACCAAGTATACTAACTAATTATTTAAGGAGAAACTATGTCGGATTATAATAGAACGTTTAATGGTGAAGCAAAGATTAAACTAACACAATTAATCAATGAAGGGATGCATGTCCTACATGAAATTGATACATTGAATGGTGGATTAAACGACACTATTAAAGCGGTTGCTGAGGAGCTGGAAATCAAAGCTAGTACATTGAAGAAAGCCGTGCGTATTGCACACAAAGCAAGTCTCGGTCAGACTAACAAAGACCATGATGAACTCAACACAATCCTAGAAACTGTGGGAAAAACGCTTTGAGTTATGTGGATGCTATTCATAGTAGGGATGAGGATCGTATCTATGTAGTAGAACGATCTCCTGAGGGTAAACGATTGTATAAAGAATACCCTACTAACTATGTATTGTATTATCCTGATAATAAAGGTAAACATCGTAGTATCTATGGCGATCCAGTCAGTCGTTTCAGTACTCGCAAACGACAAGAGTTTGAAAAAGAAAGACGCATACACTCAAATAAAAAACTATTTGAGAGTGATGTGCCAGTAGTCTTCCGTTGTCTAAGTGAAAACTATCTTGGCATTGATGCACCTAAACTTCATACATGTTTCTTTGACATTGAGGTGGACTTTGATCCTGAAAAGGGATTCAGTCCTACAAGTGATCCATTCAATCCTGTTACAGCTATCAGTTGTTACTTAGATTGGCTAGATCAATGTATTACATTAGTGATTGCTCCTAAACATATGTCTAGTGAAACAGCACAAGAAATCACTAATGAGTTTGAGAATACAATGCTATTCACAAACGAAAAAGAAATGTTTGATGTGTTCTTCCAACTCATTGAAGATGCAGATGTATTAACTGGTTGGAACTCAGAGGGCTATGATATACCCTATATGGTCAATCGTGTTACTAGAGTAATGAGTAAAGATGACACACGCAAGTTCTGCTTGATGGGTCAACTACCTAAAGCTAGAGAATACGAACGATTTGGTAAGAGTGAAACAACTTATGACTTAGTAGGTCGTATTCACTTAGACTATCTACAACTATACAAAAAGTATAACTATGAATCACGCCATAGTTATAAACTTGATAGTATCGGTGAGATGGAAGTCGGGGAGAACAAAACACAATATGAAGGTACTCTTGACCAATTGTATAACAAAGACTTTAAAAAGTTCATTGAATATAACAGACAAGATACAATGTTGTTAGTGAAGATTCACAACAAACTTAAGTTTTTAGAATTAGCTAATCAACTTGCACACGAAAACACAGTACTGCTTCCAACAGTTATGGGTTCAGTAGCAATGATTGAGATGGCAATTTTTAATGAAGCACACGAACGTGGCTTAGTGGTTCCAGATAAAAAACGAAAGGTTGAAAATGAAGAAGATGTCCAGCAGGCAGCAGGTGCCTTTGTTGCTACGCCGAAAAGAGGTATGCATGAATATGTCGGAGCAGTTGACATTAACTCACTCTATCCCTCGGTTATTCGTGCCCTCAACATGGCAGGTGAAACCATCGTTGCTCAAGTCAGACAAACAATCACTGACAAATACATGCTTGACAAAGGTGTGCGATTAGCAAGTGAAAAGAAACGTCACAAAGAAGGTGATGATGCAGTTACAGGATCTATCTTATGGGAGAACCTGTTTGGTGCATTAGAATATACTGCTATTATGAACCAAGAACGTGGTACTATTCTTACAGTTGATTTTGAAGATGGTCGTAGTGTAGAAATGTCAGCGGCAGAAATCTGGAAGATGGTCTTTGACAGTCATAAGCCCTGGATGTTAAGTGCTAACGGTACTATCTTTACTTATGAAAAAGAAGGTGTCGTACCCGGTCTACTAACTCGTTGGTATACAGAACGTAAAGCTATCCAGAAACAAGCTAAAGAAGCATATGGTACTGATATGTTTGATTATTATGACAAGCGACAACTTGTTCGTAAGATTTTACTTAACTCAGCATACGGTGCATTGTTAAACGAACATTGCAGATTCTATGACAAACGTATCGGTCAAAGTGTTACACTATCTGGAAGACAAATCGTTAAACATATGATGAGTACTATCAATGAAACAGTTGAAGGTATCTATTCACATGAAGGTAATGCTATTGTGTATGGTGATACTGACAGTTGTTACTTCACTGCTTATCCAACATTAAAGCCGCAGATTGAATCTGGTCTATTAGATTGGAATAAAGAAACTTGTATTGGTTTGTATGATGGTATCGCTGAACAAGCAAATGAAAGTTTCCCAGCATTCATGGAACGTGCCTTTCATGCTCCAAGAAAGAACGGAGCTATCATTAAAGCTGGTCGTGAACTAATCGGTGATCGGGCGATCTTTATTGTTAAGAAGCGTTATGCTATTAACATCTTTGATAAAGAGGGTAAGCGCAAAGATAGTGACGGACAACTAGGCGATATCAAAGCTATGGGTCTTGACTTGAAACGTGCTGATACACCTAAGTATGTACAAGAGTTTTTAATGAATGTACTACAAATGGTTCTTCAACAAGGTAAAGGTCGTGATGAAGTTATTGAAGCAGTAAAAGACTTCAAGCGGATATTAACTGCACAAGATAGTTGGACAAAAGGTTCTCCTAAAGGTGTAAACAAACTTACGATGTACGGTGACTTAGAAGCTAAGAGTAGTACGGGCAGAGCTAACATGCCGGGGCATGTACGTGCGGCATTGAACTACAACTATTTGCGTAGAGTAAACGGTGACCAGTATAGTCAAAAGATTATTGATGGTATGAAGGTTGTAGTATGTAAACTTAAACCCAATCCATTAGGGTTTACAAGTGTAGCATATCCTGTTGATGAATTACGACTACCCAAATGGTTTACAGAATTGCCATTTGATGATTCGGCAATGGAACAAACGTTAGTAGATGAGACGATGGATAACTTATTGGGTGTATGAGATTGGGATATTCGTAGCAATACAGATACTAACAGTACATTTGATGACTTATTCAGTTTCGGTTAAATTGGTGTTGCAATTCGTAATATATTCCATTATAATACGTATTACAACTACCTAAATAGTTAAAACAAAGGAAAAACATGAAAGATAATTTACAAGATTTAATTCAACACACACATGGCTTAGGCTGTATTGATTTGATTAAGGTCAGTGGAACTGACACAGAGACAACTGTAAACGCAGTAGCAGAAGATAAGAGTGTTATTGTTAGTGGTGTGCTTAAACATCCTAGCGCAGAGTTTATTGGTGTGTTTGGTATGCCTAACTTAGGTAAACTAAAAACAATTCTAGGCTTTGATGACTATGATGAACATAGTAAAATCAATGTTACACGTGTAAACAAAGACGGTGTAAGTGTGCCAGAGTACATTCACTTTGAAACAAAAGCAGGTGATTTCGTTAACGATTATCGTTTGATGAGTAAAGCTATTGCTGATGAGAAAGTTAAAACCGTAATGTTCAAAGGCACTACGTGGGGTGTTGAGTTTGAACCTACTATTGCTGGCATTCAACGATTAAAGCGTCAAGCAAGTGCTAATAGTGAAGAAAAGAACTTTACTACTAAAACAGAAAACGGTAACTTAATGGTTTACTTTGGTGACCCATCA